TGCGAATTCGGCTCGTAAACTCTTCAGCAAACGGCCAATCCTGAACCTTCGCCACCAGATCCAGCACCAGCTCGCCAACCTGCGGTACGGCCTGGATGAATGTCATGAGGCTTTCGGATGCTTCCTGACGGCGTGACGAGAACGATGGCCCAGCATCGACAATCACATCGTACTTGCCGACCGAAAGATCGTTGAGCACCTTCGTTGTGACATTACCCTCGCCGTCTACTACCCGAGTAACTTGATTCACCGTCACCATTTCTTCGGAATCATCTTCACCAAGAACGCGCATCAGGCGCTCGCCATCATAAATATGCGGGATTAGCTCTATGATCTGGCGACCGCAGGCCCGTATAGCGCGCTTCAGATTGTCGGCATAAATAAACGTTCCGACATCGCCCTGTTGATCACGGGCTATAATCGCCCGGCCGCTGGTCTCGTTCGATCGTTGTCCCAAAGAGGAGGGATAGATTCCGCTGGTCTCGCTCATTTCATCGCGGCAGGTCTGCATGTCCTGGATTAATGCGACCGGGACCTCCGGCTGACGCTCACGCTGTGGAGGACCAGGGGCCTGCTCGTCAGGCGTATAGATCAAGATCGCCGAATTATCGATGTTCGCCCGCTCCCATTCGGCCTCATGGCCAGCGATCTGTTTGGCTGTACCGACGAATGGAGATTTCGGAGACAACCCGGTAACTTCCGCCATAACCGACCGGGCGTAGTTGTACATCCGGTTTGAGTCCTTCATGGCCCGGATGATGCCGCGCCGTACCACCGTGTCGCCGATATAGGTTTCTTCACCGAATACTGGAATAATTGGGATATGTTTCGTTGGCCACAGCTCGTCATCTTCCAGGATGTCAGAGCCGCTTACGATCTTCCGGCGCACTTCGTGAGTCTCAACCGTGCGAAGCTTTACCTCTTGTGGTGTGCCGCCTTTTTCGATGACCTCCAGTCCGATCTGTTCAGCGTCTTCCAGGAAGCTCTTTTCGTCTTCTACCTCACGAACTGCGCCAGTTGGGTCACGACCAATGATCTTGGTCACCGGCTTTTTGTACCAGTATTCCGCAACCGTCACGCTCTCGTCATTGAACCAGCCGCCGATCCAATCGTGGCCGGTCACATCGTCGAAGTTTGAAACCGTGGCGTCTGGCCAGCGCGCCTTATATTCCTCATACGAATACCGCGTCACCACAAAGCAATACGTCGCATCGCTCCGCACCGGCTTCCGGGCGTTCGGGTCCCAAACTACCGATAGATGGTTCTGAATTTCGTCGATGCGAATGTCTTGGTCGAACGCGTCATCATCGGAATACTCAATGTTGATCCGGAAGGCACCCTGCCCGCACTTGGCTGCGCCCTCGGCTGCGATCACATAGGCAGCATCGGCATCGGATTGGTTCTCGATATTGCGCACAATTCCGGTGATTATCTCGGCTTTCTCAACGTCGGTGCCATCGTCGACAGGTGAGAACTTCATGCGGGGCCGATTGATCCGAATGTCGCCGGTGACCTGACGAACGAACTTGCCGGTCATATCCACGGTCATTACGGGCTTGCCTGCGTTGTGCCTCGCCTTGACATCCTCCGGGTCCCATTGTTCGCCAGCCGAGAACTTTAGATCGTCCTCCGCGTCTGTCTGTCCCTGCTCGGCCCCGCCCCCTACGCAGGCACTCCACCGCTTACGGATCATAACCAGTGAACCAAGGTCCGGCGCGTCCTTAGCTGGCTTCTTAGGCGCTGCATCTAGAGCGCTGCGGGTCTTGGTGGATTTAGCCATTATTTCCTCTTTGTCATGACGCTGCCCAGCCGCCGCCGTGGCTTCTGGTCGGGGTGTACTTCACCGGTTCCGTGATCGCGTGGCGCAGGGACATGACGCCGTAGCGCGTCGCTGCCATAAGGTCATCGTATTCCTTGACGACCTTGCCGTCTTTGCGGTGATAGAGACGGAACTCTTCAAACCATTCGGAGAGGTGGGCGAACACTTTCAGCCTTCCCGTTTGCATCCTGGTTAACATGTTCATCAGGCCAGCTTCGACACCGTTTGAGCCGTCGAGAAACTTCGCGTTCTCATGATGCATGTTCAATCCCTGGTCCTCGTATAACGATTTCAGGGCCTTTCCGCTACCTTTGTCGTGCTGGTAGCCGTCATGAGGCCATGCCCAGGGCATCCAGTCCCCCCAGGGCTTCACGGCAGCCGCATGGATGATTGGCGTTTGCTCTTTCGCCTTGTACGCGTTCGTCACATGGACGATATCGCCGTCTCTGTCCCATGCCAGTTTGACCGCCGCCGTGGGATGGTCCCAACCGAAGTCGAGTGCGCCGATTACCGGCCAATGTGACGGAATGTCGAACGCGGGGCATGTGATTGATTCGTCGGTGACGGGGAAGATGCGACCGGACCCGAGTACCGGAATTCCCTTGGCCCGGGCGTCGCGCTCATGCTCAGGCCAGCCCGCTATCATCTCTTCGACCTCTTCGGGCGAGTAATGCTCGACATCGTATATCGTCATGTTCGTTACGTGGCGGCTCATGTCTCCACCTCCATTTGGAATTCCGCGTCTATCTCGATCAGGTGCTTACGCCGCAGTTGCTTCTTGATCTTCACGCCGATGTCAGTGCGTTTCTTCAGAGCCACGGACAGTGCGGCTATCTTGAGGTTCCGGCGCAACAGGGCATTCGCTCGCTTGAAGTCAGGCGTCATTCTCTTTCCTTTCCTTGTCGCCGGTCATGAACATGCGAACCACCTCGCTCATACCAAGCAGCGGTGTGAATGTGATCATGGTCATGCCTTGATTGCGGTTCGTCCGAGTTAAGCCCTCGGAGTAGATATCGGGCGGGGGCTCCTCATCGAACCAGACGCCGTGCAGCGTCTCGCCCTGCCATTTCTCGCGGCCCTTCTCGTAGGATTTGAACGAAACCGTCGAGTTACCGCCCGAGCTGTGCTTCACAACAACCCCGTCAACGGCGTCTGAGATGCCTCTGGCGAGCGTTGTGCGGATTATGGCACTCCGGGGTATCGCAGCCGTTCCCCACTCTCCAGGCGTCGCCGGAGGCCCGAGAAGCATACGTTGGGGATTGTCTCGCGTGCTCTCGTTGGTGATTCCCGCTGCCCAGAGACGAACAGGCCCGTCAAACCTGCGACCGGCCCACCAATCCGGATACTGCCCTGTGAGATGCATTGCCCACTCCGCAGCGCCCGCCAGGGTCTTGCCGATCTGATTACCGGCCATGAAGAGGCGCTCTCGGTGTTCAGCTCCAGCGGCGTGAAACTCGGCCTGCTTCTCGTAAGGCCGGTAAGCTTCCAGCCACTTAGCTTTCGCCCTCCGAAGCAGTTCCCTCTCCAACTGAAGCTCTCGCCTCAGCAGCTCGACGTTCACTGCGGGTTTTCTCAAGCTCGTCAATTAATTGTGCCTCCGTAAGTTCAGAGTCCGGCGTGAGAACCTCCAGGCGATCCGTGAACATGCCGAAGTGCTTGCCGATCTGGTTCAGGGCGTTCGTCACGTCCGAAGCCTTCACAGAGTGGTGCTTCTTCCCAACCAGATCCACCTCAGCAATACGGGCCAAGCGCTTCAAGACCCAGGCCTGATCGATCTGGGTTTTTTCGGAGAGTTTCGCCCGTTCTTTGTCGATGGCCTGAGCTAACATAGGTTTTGATAGGTTCTCTGCACCAATGACTTGAGCCGTTTTTTCGCTGTAACCTGCTCTAATCGCTGCCTGGGTTGCGTTGAGGTCGACAAGGTACTCTTCGACGAAGCGTTGTTGTTTTGCGGTGAGTTTGGGTTTGGTCATTTCAACACCCTATGGGTTCCCAAAATTTATCAGGCAGTGACTGCTTTTGCGTTGTGCGAGCATTAAACGCAATCTTGACCACTTGGTCTATCGCCTCATCCACGGCCTTGTCCCGAGCGACCTGGAGCGCCTGTGCCCTCTCGTATTCCTTGATGGTGTTGTATTTGAATGTCATTTCACACCGACTTCCATGGGCTCAGTCCATTTGTGGGCCTTGGCGGATTTGATTACATTCTCCGCCTCACGCCAACCGTGCTGGCTTTCATAGGACTCTCTTGGCGTGGCTTGGTCCTTATCCCACGTCAAGCCGACTTCTGCCCAATGGACCAGCAACGCAAACTGTTCTTTAGTCATCCCACTGTCCTCTTCAGTTCGTCGTACTGTCTCGGGGTTAAGACTATCACATCTCCGAAAGAGAGCGCCGCAGGCTCGACGTATATTTTTTCACGGCCCCAGCATACGAACGGCGAGCGCCCCGTAGGAAATGTCTGCGCAGCGCCGAATCCTCTTGTATCGTCCATCCTCATTCTCCTATGGGTAATAAGCAGCGATCCATGCCGCTTCATCGGTCATGACATGATATTCCGGCGCTAGACCATCCACCCACGCCGCCCGATCAGCGAATTCTGGTGAGACGTAGAAATCTACATGGCCGGGTTGGTCGGGGCGCTCAATGCCGGGGATCTGGAGCACCCGCATCCATTCGGACTCATGGTCGCCCGGTGCGGTTAATGTGCTTTCAACCCATACCTCGGGGTCAAAGCCAGACGACGCAATGCGTTCTGGGGCAATACTTTTTGGGGTGGTGCGGGTCAGCACACCTGGCAATAAGGGAACGGCGGGGTGCAGCGAATTACCAAAGAAATCGTGCCCGGATGCAGGATCGAACAACACCCATAGTCCGTCAATCATCACCTCGATCATCACATGACCATCGTAATAATTCGTCGGAGTCTCGCCAGTCAGGCAATGCACAATCCTGGACGTGACGCCTTGTTGTGTCAGGATCTCTCGCACAAGCTTGACAGTCGGAGTGCAGAGAAGGTGCGGCTTGAAGTAGGTGGCATTATTGATGTTGTCAGCGACCGTGCGACCATCGTCGTCAGTGCCGATAGCCGTTAGCCAGGACAGCGAGGTTACAAGGGTTGCGATGTCCGATCCGTAGACGATCTTGTTTTGCCGGTCCACAGCAACGTTCCAGAGGTTATAAGCGCCCTCTACGGTCATGTTCAGAGTCTCGCCGCCATAGGTGTAGACACCGGGCGGGATCACAAGTGACCCAGGCAGTGGGATGGCTGCGGATACGGTAGGCACTTCGATAGATCCGGGGAATCGTTTAGCGATTACGGTCATGGTGTTTCCTTTCGGTTGGTTGTCTTCAGGAAGTCTCGGCGGTTCATGATAACTGTCTCCAGTGCGGGGCAGAAGCTGCAACCTCTGCCCCGCGCCCATCCTGCAACCATTTTGGAATCGTGAACAGGAAAGGCTTGTTATTAAACATCTAGTCGGCTGTCGCGCCACAATCGCACATGCTGTTCTTAAGCGCAGGCTCATTGTGTGTTGCGCAGTCTGAAGCATGAGCAAGCGCATACCCGCTCTCGAACGCTTCAGCAGGCGACCAGCTCTCATAGCCGTCTTCGTAGCGGACGTAGTAGCCGCCGACTTTCGGGTCGTGCTTCTCGAAATAGCCAGTGTTGTTCAGATCCACGCTGCCGTGTTCAAGTTCAAGTTCTTGGGCTATCTCGTCAACCGCCATGATCTTCGAGGCTCGCACCTGCTTGTGGCACTGCCAGAGGGGGAGGAGGGTTTCAGTCATCTTGCTGTTCCCTTTCGGTTGGTGGTTGACCGCACCGGCCTCCCGTTTCTGAGGTTGGACTTGATGCACCAGATCCTCTGTGTGTATTTGCTGTTGGGCCGGAGCGCGAATGTTTCCGGCTCGATTCTGACTTTCACCTTGTAGCCTTGTTGCTGCCAGTATCGCCTGACGTTATCGGCTGCGATCACCGTGCTTATGTCTGGATGTAGCTGTGTGCTTGGCATCGCCTATCCCTCCACAGGTTCGTAAGTGGCCTCGAAGATGTCAGGCTTGCAGGGGTAGTGATGGATGTTATCTGGCTCGGTAATGACCCAGTCGCCAACCCGCACACCGGCTCTCTCGCCGTGGATTGTCTTCACTATCAACGCAAAGCTGTAAACCTCACGTCTACCTTGATGCCAATTCGCGGCACCCAATGTGAGGCCGACTGGCAACGGTTTTGCGTCTAATATGTAGTCATGAGCCATCTTCTCTGTGACCTGGTATGCCTCAATCTCAACTGGCTTCTTTCTAAACTTTGGCATTTCGGTTCCCTTCTCTCGCTGGGTTAGGTCAGACAAAACCCTCTCGATCACATTGCCAAGACGGCAAGCTTCGAAATACGCTTCTGGATCAGCTTCAATGTCATCATCAGTCATCGATAGCCTCTCTGCTCCCATAGGTGTCCTCCTTAAACTGATATCGGTTGTCGTGCGGGGTGAAGATGAATTCGGCCTTACCAACCTTGCCGAGTTCCTGGAACCGGCACTTTTTGACATAGACCTCAACATTTTCATCATGGTCTGGACGATGAACGATCAAAACCTGATCCGGCTTGTTCGCCCAATGACTGGAATCGCTGATGTTGTACATCCCTGGCGGGCCATCTTCCTGACGAAGCTTTGTCGGGTGAGCCACGATTGCGATATGAACGTTCAGATCTCTTGCAACGCGTTTTAGATGACGCAGTGCTCGACCAATGTATTCGTGCATTGATTCGCCAGTTGGCTTGTCGTGCTCAATCTCGTTCCATGGGTCCAGAACGAACACCTGACATCCGAACTGCCTGACGGCCTTCAAAATGCAATCCTCGACCCAATCCAGGGTCAATCTTTCGTAATTCTCGTCGTTTTGTGCATCGACGAATGCGAAACGCTCATTTATATGCCCCTGTGCGGCCCTGCGGCGCTCACTGGTGGCCATCTCGGGGTCTGGGGTACCTAAGAGCCATCTGAGCATGTTTGGCACCTGGTTGGTCACCGTATCCTGTTCGAAGCTGCAAAAGCAGACGCTCCAATCGAGTGTTTTTGTGATCTTCAGCATCACGTGGTTCAGGAAGGTCGTTTTCCCCATTCCGGGAATACCAGACCAAACACTCAAGTCGCCTTCGCGGATCTTGAAGAAATGTTCGAATCCTGGAATTCCGACGCTGTGAACCGGACGCATCGGGCGCGGCGGCAGATCTTTCGCACGGCGGACAGACGGCGTTGCCCAATTTTTCGCGCTGTCCAGGGCGATCCGCGCCTGGGTCGTGTCCAGAAGCCCGAACTGGCTGAGGCTGGTGATGCCGTCCGGGTACTGGACGAACTTGCAGCGGCCTCTGCCGAGGGTGTAGGCCAGCGGTCCGATGT